TGCTCAGGATTTTAACAACGCCGGCATTTGTTACGGTAAGGCCACCGGTTGTAGAGATCGTCGCGGCTACAGATCCAGATACGGTAAGGCCCGTTTTTAATTCTGCAAGACCAGTTACATCAAGGCCTCCTGTGGTTGCTGTGATACCAGCTCCGGCTGCGGTAAGGCCACCGGTTAGGGTCGCCAAGAGGGTGGCTCGGAATGTTCCACCTACGTCAAGTTGATGTTGTGGGTTAGTCTGATTAATACCGACCTCGCCAGCGGCGTCAATACGCATATATTCGCTAGAAGCCTTACCAAATGATAGTGTCTCGTCGGCGGTGTCACCGCTGCCTCCGGTTGCGCCAAATCTAATATATCCTAATGCTGTGGAATCATATTGCCTATATAGTTTTATGCTTGCGGTATTCCAATCCGTCGTGCCGGGCGATGAGTCTCGTTTGCTAGTAATTTTTAGAGAATCATCGTTGGCTCGGGACATGGATGTAAACTTGGCAATATCAGTCGTCTGAACAGTTCCATATCCCAGGGGCACGGCGTTTACATGAAGGGCTGCCGTTGGCGCCGTGGTTCCAATACCAACATTGGCAGTACCAAGAGTTGCCGCGGTCGTGCCGCCGGGGCCCACCTTGATAGTCATCAAACTAGTAAGAGAAGCAGAGGCTTGTGTTGAATTGGTCCAAGTACCAAACTGCATGGCATCGCCATCATCCCAACCAACAGCAGGTCCGACAGTGCCGGCCAGACCCAACCTAACAAATTCTTGTGAGCCTTCTTCTATAAGAATTTGAGCATCAGGACCAGTAATATGAAGCAGTTCATCCGGCGATGCTTCACTAATACCAATTTTACTACCAGATTCGGTTATAATGGAATTGGTAAGACTGTGTGCAGCAGACCACTTGGGTATTTTGGGTGAGGCACCAGTACCAGCAAGAGCGCCGGAACTAGACCCCGGTGCAACCCATTCTACGCCTAGGCCACTGCCGCCCTTAGAACTAAGAACGTCGAACTCCGCACCGGCCGAACTACCTTCGTCAAAAAAGTCTCCGCCAAGTTCCATGTCCCCGGTGAGCGAGAGCTTGTCAGTTACACCAAGAGTGCCTCCAATCAACGAGGCTCCTGTGGCTCGGAATGTTCCGTCCACATCAAGAGTCTTTCCGGGGACGTTCTTATTAATACCAACACTGTGGGAACTATTCACGAAGGTCGCAACGTATTGCGTGATGGCACCACCAGGAGTCCCAGTATTCCCGACATAGAAAATACTCGGCGCTGAGGTAGGATTATGGAAATCTCCACAAACATGGAGATTTCCACCCTCGGCCTGGATGTGCAAAGATTGCGGAGCAGGGACATCAGTCCCGGAGCGTGCCATAATTTCATTAGAATCTACAATCAAATGAACCCCGTCTTCAGGGCCGATCATCAAGCTGCCCCTGCCAGAGCCCCAGGCAACGTCGCGGTTTTGAATAATGTGCAAAGGAGCTTTGGGGTCCGTCGTTCCAATACCAAACCGGCCAGGCGCGTTGGTGACAGAACCGTTCAGATTGTCACTACCGTTCGTATTTTTGGTAAAGGCAAATAAACCTGTTTCTGTTCCGCTGGCCAACGATCTAATATCTAATTTATCGCCGGTATTATCAAAATTAATTATCATTCCTGTAGTAGAATTTTTAAGAAAACGAATCGCAGAAGTGGCGGCGCCTTGTAAAATTAAATTGGCCGTTCCGGAAGTGCTTGTGACGTTTATACTCGCCGTGGCGTCTGTCTGAAGAATGCTTATGTCACCTGTTGGGTTCGCAGGTTGGCCGGCACCCAAGTAATCGCCAATGGCCAGCGCCCCACTCTCAGTAATATAAAGACTACCAGAGTCTCCCTGAGGAATAGCTCCTGTGGTTTTACCATCAATCGTACCACCAGTACGGTCGATTGGCACGGCACTCGTCGCAGGAAGACCATTGACAATTGAAATTACTTCATTTGTCTTGTCTTTAAACTGAGTAAACGTGTCGGTCATGACAACATTTGAAACTTGAGTAGTATTAACTGGCATTCGTGTCGTTTTCCTTGGTTTCTAATAATATGATCTGTTTTAACAAAGTTTTTATTTCGCCCATTTCGTCTTTGAGGACATCTATGTCTTCTCTAACATTATTTATACTGTCTAGTTTGGCCTGATTGACATTATGATTTTTTACTCGATCCCTATATCTAGCCAATTCTTGCATATCTGTATTAATAATAGCCTGTGAATGTGTATCACGAACCAATCCAGGAACATCAGTTGGTATGTATCTACTACTAGAAGAAGGCTTTTCGTTCATTTCATATGCACCTTATTTTTACTCAACGGCAATTGCTCTTAGGTCACTCACGACAGGAACTATTCGAGGATCATTACTTTGCATCACAATCTTAATTGCAAATTGATTGAATGAATTATATTGCTGGGCAGAAGGTTGATTGCCTGTTCCAGAACCAAGAGCAACGCCATCGCTCTTGGTTTCATAGGTCAACGGGAAGTTGTCATCTATACCCGCTCCAGAGAAGCCAATCTCTCGAAATATATCTTCGCTCGGAGTAACTTCGGCCGAATATTCTTGATTTCTGGCCATTAGTTGCCATCTTTTCTTCTCGAAAGGCTCGATGTCAGACATATTCTTGACTTTGGCATAGACCCAAACTTTAGTTCCTCTAGGCTGTGATGCCGTCAAGTATACCTTAATGTCTGTTGCCTCTGCGCCAGGTAGCATTACAACCTTCTTGGTCATGTATCGCGCAAGGAAGTTTCCAGGACCAATTGGTTCATCTTCACCATGGTATTTAATTACTCCACCAGTACCACCATCAGTTGTAGTAATAGAAACATTTGGACTGTGCAAATAAGTATTTCCAACATTAGATAGTGTCACACCAATTAGCGATCCAGTGGCATTGATTATAGGGGTGCCAGTGGCACCAACTCCAATTGTGCCAGAAAGCATTTCAATATTAACGGTATCTGCTACAACATAGTCCTTTCCAGGACTTTCGACATAGAATCCACCACCAATGTTATTTCCCCCGGCATAGGGGTCAGTTGCAATAAAGTTGGTAGGCCAGGTGTTTGCATATAGATTTCCATCATTGATAAGGTTTCGGATCATTGTCAATGAAAGTCTTTCTAGGTTAATCATCGGAGAAATGTCTTCGTTGCCCGAAGAAATTGTTCCCTTGAGTACAAATGACCCTGTCTTATTCTTCAAAAGTTTTAGAGTATTGGACGGGACGGTATCTTGGTGCAACTGTAATGACGAATATCCAGTTGATGGATCAAGAAGTATTGGATTAGGAACCCCAACATCTGCCTTTGTGGCTGCTGCATAAGAGAAATTAGTGAATCCAGACGGGAAATCTATTGTAGACGAATCGACACGGAAGCGATGATAGAGATATCCATTTGGACTTGCTCCACCATCTTCGCTGTTAATGCTGTCAAATAATTTATATCCATAAGGAGAAGTTGACGGAGTGCCTAGTCCATATGCAGATGCCGGAACAGTATGGGCAAGGGGATTATGAACCCTGGCATAGGATGGAGTGTACTGTGACATTGCATTAGATGTCTTCCAAATTGCAGTTCCTACTGATCCAGTATCAAACTTGCACTTGTGCAATCTGAACATCATGTCTTGATTGGCTTCAGGCTGCCAAGTTGAACCATTCTGAGACTTGAACAATGATCCCAAGTGAGGTTGACTATCAATAGGAACAGCAGGAATACCAGTCTCTTCCCCGGTACCAACCTCATTACTTCCAACCTTTGCAGTCCAAACTTCATATTCAATACTATCGGAAAGCAGTACAACTGCATATTCATTACCGCCCGATAGATGTACAGGATAATCAAACTTAAAGTTGGTTGATGTTGTGGTATTGGCCGTAGACGGCAAATCGCTCAAGCCACCAGAACTTACGTCAATCTCATATGGATATTTGACAGTCTTTCCTAGAACATAACCTCCATGAGGAACACCACCAACAGTGGGGCGTATTTGAAGAGTAACAGGAAGACCTCTGTTTGAGCCAGAAACTACAGACGAATTTGGTTTTGCAGCAAACCAAATATCAACACTATCAATAAAGATTCCTTCGGGATACTTGTGGGGATCAACCAAAAATGATTGGGCCAAAGGATCCATATAACAAATAGATCCAACTTCAATTTGTCGGCCGGTTTCAACGGTTTCTGTTGAACTAGTTGTTACAGTTCTACCATCAGAAACGCTATTGGTTATTACATCTATTCCCATTACATCCTGAGAATATGTCTTGCGAGTTTCAATTACGCCCGAAGCCTTGAATGTGCCTATGCCAAAGGAATGAAGACTTGAGGAATGCTTGTCAAGGGCATCTCGTACCTGGAAGGATTTATTGCCCACCAAGAATCGAGTTGTATCGTTTGTCTGTTCATCGGATGTTGCATTTTGGGAACTCCATGCATCTTGCGTAGAGGAAGGTCCAGCATCGCCCTCTTGTCGTTTGGACAGAAGAAGATTGGCCCAATTATAATTAGGAACATGGAAGACACCAAACAGTTGGCCAGCAGGAGTTGATGTATGATCGCTAATACTATATCGACTTTGAGTGTTAGGTGTAGGATTAAAGGCAGTCGATACGACTAATTGATTTGAAGTAGTCGTATATTGAGTAATTGTTCTGGCCTGGCCATAACCACGACCCTCTGTAATATAAATTGTCTTGCCATAGAGATCGACACCAGGACTTCCTCCGGGCTTATCTTTGGCTCGGCCGGCGCCTACCCCAGTGGCCTCTGTTGTAATCCAACTGCCCGAAGTAGCCGCAGAATCGTCTATTGTAATTGTTGTATCATCAACTTTACTTTGAACAGTTCCAGAATAGTGTTTGTATGAAACAACCGTCTGACTCGCTCCAGTAATAGATCCTGTTACGGTGTCTCCAGCATTAAACATACCATTTGCATTGACAATAAAGTGGGTGTTTCCATAATTCCCAACAACAAGTCCAAACCCATCTCCTGTTGCACCAGAATACAAAAGGTCTTCGTCGTCTGGTGTATAACTAAATGGAGTAGATCCATATTCGGCATCGCCAGAAGTATGTCTCAGAACCAGTTCGTTTGCTCGTTCGGTATATGGTCGAATGTCAACATCATCAAAGGACGGATACATTGTCGTAGTAGGCTTTAATCCATGCACTCTAAATGCAATATCAATGGGACGCATGTATTGAGCAATGTTTGAACTTACAACAAATTCACCAATTTCAACTTTCTCACTACCCGTCTGGAATTCGTATTGAGTTCCTTGTCGCAACTGGCCTACGTCTTGTGTTTTAATTGTGGTTGAAATTTCATCATCAAAAATATGGGTTTGTATAGGAACTACATAATGTGATTGCCAACGCGAGCTGACATCAATTCCCCAATCTGTTCCGGGCAGATCAAATCCTGAATACCCATGCCATTCTCCGGCTATAGGCACGCGGGAGTTATCATACGGAATGACCATAGAATCTCGGGCGCCGCCGCGGGATCTCTTATTCTGCCAGTAAAGCCTTTGGTTTACTTTTCCCCACGGAACTTCTTGCAGTACCCTATTAAATGCTCCATTTGAATCTTTTGTTAAATATGCAGTATCAACCTGTTCTACACCAAACCATTCATCTTCCCACTCACCCCATTGGGTCATTGATGGTCCCATTATATCATTTAATGTATTCGTAAAGGCGTGCATATCATATGATCCAGAGTTATTCATATGAACTTCACCTGCATCGACAACTGATTTCCATACGTCAGAACTTGGTGTAAGGGTAACCGCGCCTTGGAAACCTTGAACCTGGAAGGGATTGATGTTTTCTGCACCATCGCCGGTGGCTCGCACTTGCTGTAAGAACGAATCGTCAGAAACAGTAGTATAGGGCAAATGCAGAACACCACTGGAGGATCTAATATTTTGGCTTAGTAGTGAATCGAAATTTAAAGAAATATTTTCAGTTTCGGTTGCAGGTCGCAAAACCCCCTTACCAATAGCTGCTTGAAAATCTAGATTTTGATTTTCTCCTGGGATACCAATATCGGCCAATGCAAGCCCGGTATAGAATGTATCTACAAGGAACCCATGCTTAAATCTTTCGAGTTGGCCACTTGCATCAAAAATGTTTAAATCTTTAATATCTTGTTCCATCAAATTTAATGATGAATAATATTCTAGTCGATCAAGGCGATGATCCAGCTTACTAATGTCTTTCATCGTCCATCGTCGATTATTTGTTTTCATGATTGAAATGTCACGGGCTCTAGGCGTATATGACGGCAACGAAAGCTGGAAGAGTGTCATGTCAGCAGGATCTACGCGAGGCGAAATAGCAGGGGCAATATCATCGGTTCCAGAAACAATCTTGAGGAATCCTGTGTTTGCTCCTCCAGACGTTTGCTTCAGAGACAATACAACTTTGTCAAATCTAGGAGCAAAATATTGCATATCATAAATTATAGTTCCATATGGATCTGGGTGTAGAACTGTGTCAGTAGCGGTCGTATGATCCGAGGCTGGCGTGGAATAGATAGGAACAAAATAATTTGTGTTGGCTGCCGAAGCGGCTCCTATTCTACGAGAAGGTCGGAAATCAATATACTCGCGCAGATTATATCTCTGCCCAGTCTTGGTCGAAACAAATCTAGGAATATTATCAATGGCCACTTGCCCTGCATATGAATCTACAGTAAAGAATCCTGATTTATCTGGATCTGAGTGGGTAAATTTATCAAAGACTACTACCAATTGTCCGAGTGGAGGTTTGGCTCCAGCCTTTAGAACAATGGATGAATAATCGTATAGGTCTTCACTTTGTCCATAATCTAATTTATAGTTTGCCGTTACGCGATGGGTGTTATCGTTTATCATCTCATAGGCAGGCACAATATTAATATCGCCTGAATCATATACGTCAATAATTCTGTATACGTCAGGAACACCAAGGCTGTCATTATTTCCAGACTTTGTGTTTGGAGCAGCAATAACAACATGATTGTTTGTGGTAAGGTTTGCTATTACAGGACCCGCTCCCTCAACATCTTGCTTATTGACTCCCCGCGACAAAGATTTGCGCTTTGGGTTCAGTGCAGTAATTTTAACAGGAGCAATTAGACGGACATAATCGCTAGATCCAAAGGCTGGATTAGCCGTAATAGATATTTCGTCGGCAGTCCAGGCGGCCAGACTCCAATCATCGGTATCAATAACCTTGCCTGTGGTTTCATTGATTACTGTCATTACATTTTTATTTCTTGTTGCAAAATCAGCCGTCGTCCAACCCGTACTTTGATTTCTAAGAGCCGTGATCGGGAATACTTTCGTTGCGCCAGCAGTGTTATCCTCTTGCGAATACTTTGCATAGTATGTAATGTTATTTCCTGTGGCGCCGTATGAAATACCATTCGCCATTCTTGCGCCACCAACAGGCATCTTGAAAATCAATCCAGGATGTGTTCCTCCACCCACAATAGACGTATTTGCAATTGTTCCTATATGTGATATATTACCGTTGGCTGCTTCTTTATTTCCTTTGACACCACCGGCGGCATCTCCAACAGCCTTTGTGAAGTCATCTACTCCAGAGGCGACAATACATCCGTTGCCCGTGGCTGCTGCACGAAGATCAATGTTAAGAGTATACTTTTCGTGCGCGCCAGGCCATTCGTTGTTTGCAGAAGGTTGGTCAAATGGCGCATCAAGATAGACTGTTGTATTTGATGACGCATCATTCTCCGACTTAACAATTGTTCTGGTCTGGCCAGCAAAGTCTGGATGATAGTGCGAATGTGTAATTGTAAGTTTTCCGCCTATATAGGCATCATCAAAATTGCTTGTGTTTGCATGTTGAAGTCGAATGCCGTTTGCGCCATTTCCGTCGATCATTGATTCGGCGGGGGCATCAACACAGTTTCCTGTGATTGCAGGAGAACCTTCAAAATCTGTTATGTATATTGCATGAGTATTTGCAGCAATAGGAATAATATCTCGAATACGGAACTGGCCTACTTTGGTGGAATTGTATTTAAGATCGGTAGTTGCGGTATCAACAGCATAGGTGTTCACGGAGTGAATGTCCATGACAGGCAATCGGCCAGTATCAAAATATGAAACGGTTCCTGGAGTCGGGGCCTGCCCGGCCAAATCTTTGATGGCTATAATTGCACCATGATTTAACGATGTCGCGACATTGGTTAATATCGCCGTCTTTCTGGCCTTTTCAATATATTCAATCCAAGGCGAACCTTGCTCGTATTGATGTCCTCGAATATAGGCTTTGGCTGATGTCTTACCTTTCATGGGTCCTACTGTTACTTTAAGTCGATCACCACCAGCTTCTTCGATGCGACAATCAAAATCATCTACGACATAATTACCACTTTCGTCATATGTTCTTTCGGCCAGGGCAGCTCCCAACAAAGAGTATATAGGATCTTGATTTCCTGGAGTGGCATAGGCTCGCTGACCATTTTCAATTCGCAGCAATTCAACAAAGTCTTTGGCTGATCCAGGATTGATTGAAGTTCCATCAGAACCCGGGGCCGTAGATAAGTCTAATGCAACCTTTAGTCTGTGTGCGCCAGGAGCATACGTCGTATATGTTCCTTGTGCATTGTCATAGAGCGTTCCGTCATCATCTTCAGTAACAATAGACTCCACAATATTAAAACCAATTTTATAGGTTGGTTGGTCAGAATATTTGTCAAGAGCAATTTTTTGCTTAGGTACATAGGCAAAATAACCACCCGATGATGCAGTCACAAAATATACACCATTTGCAATTGAAGCATAAGTGGCTCGACCAACGGCACTGCCTGTCATTGTAACTGTTGTATTGACTACTGCACTAAAGGCTTCAAACCCAGCAGGATCACCAATCTTTGTGATATGATCGTTTCCAGAAAATTTATCACCCGACTCATAATTAAGAAGAAGGGTCGGTGGATCGGCGCCTTCTCGTTCAGAAGCAAAGACAACTTGAGCCACAGGCTTTCTGATTATGCCATCTGCATCCGTGACGTATACTTCACCGTCGTCGTCAGTATTATAATTTCCTGCTCCGGCTGCGTCCAGACCAACTTTAATGCCGGTCAATGCAGTGTTGGAATATGCACCCCAGACATTAACTTTATTATTGGTTGGATCGTTAGAAATATATTCTGCCAGCTTAACATGGTAGCATTTATTATAGGCCACCTGACCATCAAGAACCCGCGAACCATGGGTAAATATATGCTTACCATGACGCTCAATTTGTTTTTGCAGATTCGTCTGAATCTGTGTTAGTTCCCGAGCCTGGACTGCATATCCTGGTCTGAACAAGATACGATAAAATTGTTTATCATCACGATAATCATCCCAGAAGGGAGAGGCATTTGTACTAAGAGGCATCTATGTTATTTCCTTACGTGCAGGGTTTTTAAAATTCAATGACAATTTTAATATCTTCTGACTGGTCAGGACCGCGAGTAATTGGAAACCTGTTTTCAAGATACAAAACATCACCAGTCTGAGGTTGTAGTTCAGGTGCGTATATGTGCGGAGTTAGAGGGTCCTCTGTTATATCGGCCCCTACGAGCGCCGCCCCGGCGCTATTAACCTGAACAAAAAGGCCATTTGCCGTTACATATTCTTCGCCAGCTTCCGAAGAAGTACCATCTTTATCCTGAAGTTTGACAATTCGTTCGTCGTACAAGAAAGTTGTAGATCCTGAATTTGCAGCCGAAACATTTCCAAGAATCAAAATACCATTGCTGTGTGAATTATAATCAATCACCCGCGCAACAACTCCGGATTTATGTCCCTTCACTTCATCATCGGCCGTTGGAATCCAAGTGGTGGTTCCTGTAAAGTCTGTTGGTTGAGAAGTAGCAGTATTTACAGTAACCCAAGTAGCCTGTCGGATCGTGGATGTATTTGCATACCAATTCTTACCTGAAGTTGCAGTAGCAAGAACTGTAGGAAGAACTCCCGACCCCGGGCCCGCATAGCCTTCTTTCAAATATGGATTTCTTAATAGTCCAACAGTACGATAATCGTTTGATAGGGGGAATGAATTTCCTGTTCCTGCACCAGCCAAAGACTTTGAAATGATGATATTATATGCATTGAGTTCTGCTACAGGATCATATCCATGTCCGCCTGGTGGAGATAATACACCTCGAATTTCTGATCCGGATGGTGTTTCGCCGGTCGCAGCAATAACAACAACATTTGCGGTTGTATAGTTATTGCCTGAACTCCATGTTTTCACTAGAGAAATTGCACCACTATCTGTGCAAATGGCATAGGCATTTGCATTATTTCCATCGCCTATTACTTCTAATCGAGGTCCAATATGATAGTCTTCTCCTCCGCTTACATGCGCCGCAAACTCGGCCGCAAAACTTCCGTCACCTTCCGTAGTTGTTCCATAAAGAAGCACAGCATAATCACCAAGATTGGCACCAGCACCATCAGTAAAATCATTGACTTGCCCTGAATAATCTTTGATGATTCCAATACCCTTTTGATAACTGGTATTAGAAAGAAAAATGGCTGCTCCATTATAAAAATCGGCCGTATCCCTTGCAGCAGAACTTAATCGAAAAAATGTAGTATTGGCCGCGGCCGAAGCGACAGTTTTGCGCTGAGAATCTTGCAATCCTCCAGAATGCTTTATAAAACCTTGTCCGCCCGAGGCTATTGCATAGGTTTCAATTGAACCATTGTTGGCTCGCTCTTGAACCAAAGCCTGACTATTATATCCCTTTGGCGGAGTTCCTCCAATAAGTTCTGAGTGTACATTAAGTGTGCGAACCGGAATATAATTCGTAGTAATAAATTTTGATTGACCAGCAGGAATAGTGAACATGTACTTCCAACGATAACCATCAGATTTAGTAAAGGGGGCATGTATGATTGAATCAGTTCCTGGCCTGAGTGGTGATACTGTCGATGGAGCACCTTTGTTATTATCTAGACATTTGAATACATCACCAGCGCCAGTTTCGTAGACATAAAATGCAGACAGTCCTTTTGTGATGGCAGGATTTTGGTCGTCATATGCAGTATAGGTTGTTCCTGTTGTCCAATCGTATCGTTGGGCACCAAAAGAAATATCTGTGTTTGCAATAATTCGTTCGGCGGCGATCATGTCATCCCAAGGTTCGTAGGTATTTCCCTGAACGTCGCCATCGGGGGTAGGAATAAGCGAATCACTATATCCTGCGTGCGTCTTATCCCAAGCCAAAGACTTGCCAATAAACAAATACACATAAGACTTACCTTCAATATCGGCACGACCACCATGATCTGCTTCTTCAAAAGAATTAACAAATTCTTTTGCATTGGCTATTCTAAAACTAGATGTCACGGTTGCTGGCATTTATAATTCTCCGAATAGTGATCGTATATTGATTATCACTATTTATA